ATAGCTATATTAGCTAAAGAATTACCTTCATCATCTATAAATCCATCTAAATTTTTTTGTATTGGAATAAAGTACCCACATTTACTACCCATAGCTCCTTCATCCCATATATTTTCATAGTCCATACAATCATATGCTTCAGGATTATAAAATATTTCTTCCATTGCTTCAAAATCAGCACCTTCTGTACCACCTGTACCAAATGCAATCATTAATCCTAATGTTTTAGCACCTTGTCTCATTGTTGGCATAGTTACTTCCCATGCTTTTAATAATCCTGGGAATGATCCTGCCTCTTCAAAAAATACTAACTCACCTGCCTTACCCCTTACTTTGTCTGGATTATCTTTTAAACTTACCCCCATAATTTGAGACTTCATCCCCATTTCAATTTCTATACCATTAATTTTCTTTTTATATCCAGACATTTTAGTCATTTCTCTATCTCTTAATCTTGGTTGTGCCCATGCTGTATGATCATCTATAAAAGATAAAAACTCCCAAGCTTTTGAGAGTAATCCATCACCAATTAAATATTCTTTTTGTGCAGCAAATACAAAATTTTTAGAATTACGCACAAAAAAATAATTACGTGCTAACATTGCACCTGCTTTATAAGAATATCCTTTACGCCTAGCTTTTAATACAATCATATGTTTATTACTAGCTCTAGCTTTATCTATTTCTTGAAAATATTCCCAATCACCGTCATAAAATCTAGGAAAAGTACGCTCACGTTTAGACTGTATACTACCATCTGGTAATACTTCATCTACAGCTCTATCAATAGGACAATAGTTCAAATAAAAATAATGAAATCCAGTAACATTTATATCTTTATCTGTATATCCATACATACATCTTCTTTTTTCTTCGTCCCAAAAGTCATAATATTCTTTTGTTCCAGGAAGAGATGCTGTATAATAACCGTTTTCTATAAAAGAAAGGGCTGCTCGTCTGACTCTATCGGTTTCTTTAAACATTTATTTTTAATCTTAACTAATTCAGAACATTTTTCATATTCTTCTGTACTTGTAAAATATTCAATGACTATATCTATCATATCTGGAGATCTACCATCTTCTTGTATTGGATCAAATGGTAAAGGAAAATCATCTATTTCTTCATTCTCTAAATTATAATAAATATCATCTAAAGTTTTACGTTTAGTTATAATGTTATAAGCGTTATTCATTGCTCTACTATAGAGTTCCATGTCTTCTAAAAAATCCATTACATACTATATTTATTTACTTCAACTCCGCCTCTATTTGTATTAGCGGCTTGTTCTTCTTTTTTAACTATATCTTCTAACCTAGTTAATCCATCTACTACTTTTCCCATATTAGATAAATTACTAATTAAATCTTTTGCATGAAATATAGGCTTACCATGATCATCCATTAAATGTAAATCTATATCTCTAAAATATTTTTCTAATTTTATAATAGATTCTCTTGCTGCTTTTAATAATCTTACTGCTGAAGTCTCTATTAATTTTTCATATTTTTTACAAGCACCTAATACTTTAGGTGAAGGTTTCCATTTCTTTTTTTCGCCAAATATACTATTTTTTACTTCAATAATACGTTGATTCCAATCGTATACTGAAAAAGGAGAGCGATGGTCTATCATAAAATATACAAAAGATAATTCTGAAGTTGATAAATCTTTAAACTCTAAAATAGTCAAAGCATAAGAACTTGGAACAGCTTTACTATCATCAATATGTATTAAATCATTTCTCATTTTTATTTTTTTTATTGATATGTTTTACTCTATTAGGATTAACTGAAAATTTACCAAAATATGGTAAACGTATACTTTCAAATTTTCCCTCTTTCATTATCTTTTCTATATATTTAAACTGATGATTTATTATTTGTTCTACTTTACTTAATGGTAAATTATATTTATTAGCTAAATAATATATTATTAGTTTTTTATTTTTTGCCACCATCTTTATCATTATACTTAGCAATATCTTCCTCGTCTATTTCTATATTATTTTCTTTTGCTATTTTTATATTTCTTTGCATAATTTCTTTAGTTGACATAGCAGGTAATATTGCCCATTTATTTTTAGGACAAACTGCAGTAGCCCATTTAGCTTTATGTTGCATCATACACCCACACTCTGTGCATCTATAAGAATTTTTATCAAAGAATTCACATGTATTACATACATCTAATCTGTCAGCATATTCATCAGGAGTAACATTAGGTCCTCCATCTCTTATATACTTCCCTAAATCTTTAGTGAACGATTTCATCATCTGAAACAGACTCGGAAATTTTCTTTTTGGTTGGTCTTCATGGTTCATATTCATCAATTTTTATTGTTAATAAGTTTCCTTCAGGATCTTGAACTATTAATATTTCGTACACATCTGTACTAAAATAAGTTAAAACAAATCCTTTTAACATCTATCCTCTATTAATAGTTATTTCTACTAAATCAGTATCTGGGTTTAAAAATGGATTAAGTTTATATGTATTATAAGATAATATCATTGCTCCTTTATCTTTAAACTTTTTTACATAATTATTTAATGTATTATAATCTTTAATTCCTACAATTCTAGCTACTGCTTTTTTATTTGCTACACTGCAGATATTTATATCTTCTCTAATTATATTAGTATCTATAAATGCAGATATAATAGCTAATTCTTTATCTGTTAAATTAAATATTCCATTCCATAATTGAACATACTTATATGTAGTGTCAATGTTAACTGTTATTTTTCTTTTTTTCATCTAAATATTCTTTATATGCTATTGCTTCTTCTCTAGTATTAAATTTGTGCTCTTGATTTGGGTCATACCCACCAGTAAAATCATTTTCACCATCATTAAGATTTAATTTACTTTGTATTTCTTTTTCTTTTTCTAATTCTTTTAATAATGCTTTATCTCCAAGTAAATCTTTTTTATCTCCTGGATAATTTTCTGGTTCAAATATCATTTTTACATCTTTAATAAAATTATCTACTGGAGATCTTTCTATTATCCAACGTCTTCCTCTAACTGTTTTGTTCTTTTTTAATTGTGCTAATAAACTCATTTTTTAAAATTTTTATGGGTAGTACCCGTTATTAAACATATACATTTATCTTTTGTTGTAAAAATTCTACGACTACAGTCTTTATTATGCAAGCCTAAGTAATGTAAAAACTTATATTTTTTTAATAATTTTTTAATCATTCTTTAATTCTATTTTAGCTGATGTTCCTTCAAAAGTAATCTTTGATGTTTTAGATTGTCTGTTAAATTCTTCTACATGTTTCTCTATATCTGCTCTAGATGATAGAAAAGATAAAAATACTTGTAATTCTTTACTAGCTACAAGAAATTTTTCTTCCATTTCTTTAATTTTAATAGAAGATTCTATTAAAGTATGATAATCATCTAGAGAAATAGTAACAGATCCTTTTACCATTTACCTAATAATTGATGTTCTCCAACTAATAGGTATTGGATTTCGTCTATATGTATAATTACAGCTTCTGTTCTAGGATCAACCATAACAGTATCACCTGTTTTTACAAATCTACAGTCAGAACCTGTAGCTAATACCTCTAAAATATTGCTTGATTTTTCTCTAGCAGTTTTATCATCTAAGATAATTCCAGAATCAGTTTTTGATTTACTTGGGTCTGGAAGGACAACCCACGATCCATTTGGTTTAAATTTCATGTCTATATATTTTTGGGACAAATATATAAACTATTTCTTTATACTTCCAAATATTTTTGTATTATTTTTCAATAGGGTATAATTATCCCCCTTAGAAAATCTTTTTCAAACTTGGATTTCACTCTAGCAGTGCTTCTTTTTACAGAGACCCAGGGATAGTAAAATTGATGTTAATTCACCACACTTACCTATGTGTAATCTATCCCAACTAGAACTTATACGCTCGTTCTTTTGCAATTACCGGAGAAAACTCTATCTCTATTTGAGACTACAATCCGATGTCTTTTCCCTTTTTTGGTTACCGAGGGATGAATATTATTGCAATGCAAAGATAAAATAAAATAAATGGAATAAAAAAATAAAATAGGAAAAAAATTTTTTTGGGGTAGATCTGTGAACGTGTGGACCTCCTCATAAAGACACCCCGGCTAGTGTTGGGGGTTTAGGGTACCCCCCACAAATAATATTAACTATCCTAATTCTAAAAACTAAAATTATGATAATTGAAACAAAAGGAAATGTATTCCTTTCCAAGAAAGGAAACCATTTGGTTAGTAACCAACAAACACTTGACCTCACCAAAGGTTCGGAAAAGTGTGTGAAGACAACTCAAATAATTGATGTAACTGATTGCACTGAAGAGCAAGTGCAACAAGTTAAGAAACTATTAGAGAATAAATCTCTAATTGTTGAGACAGAGTTAGCGTAAAGATAAGGGGAGAAATCCCCTTTCTTTCTTTTATATAGGTGGGGATTGACAACAGTTAGTTGACAATTCAGTGGGTGGGGTGGTATATTACACTGTTCGTTAGCGTGTGTACCACATCACATTCACCACTTTTTACCACAATTCTACACTATATCAAATTAGAAAGATATAATAATATAACATTTAAACATAAATATTGATATGAGTAATAATAGAGGAAACATTTCGTTAGCTAGAAAAATAGCACTAAAAGATATAGCTGAACATATAAGAAATAAAGCTATAAAACTAAAAGATAATCATATTTATCCAGTATATGTATGGAGAAATGGTGACGTAGAAATACGTAGTGATTATTTAAGAGATAGTATCAGTGAGTTTGTAGGATACTATTTTTATACAGCAAGTAATTTAAGGACAAATCTTACAATTACTAAATTAAATAGAGAGTTAGGGATTTAATCCTTGACTCTTAAATATAGCGTAGGGAGTATTGCAAGACTCCTCAGAATTAGAACTGTCGTTAACACTTGTACTAGCAAGGGTGGACAGAGATGTATAGTCATCCAGACAAATAAGTTATAGCAAATGTTATAGCTTCACTAACTTAACAGTTGGATACATCTAAAGCACTAACTAATAATTAAAACAACAACTAATTGTTAGTATGATACTAAACTATCTATGATGTCACGCCTTTGACTGATGATAGTATGTTTTAGTCTATAGTAGACTATTTGATGTAATTATGACGTCCAAGTGGATTAATAATTATAAGAATACGTTGGGAGATGTAAAATATGTATCGAGATTTACAGGTGTAAAAACCTGATGGTATTGCTTTGGGACTTGTAATCCCCTAATTCGTGCTTAAATCAGCCAAGGACGGTCACAAGCCCGTGAAAATGATGAGTGAGCACAATTATTTAATCTAAATATTAACTAAACACAAATAAAGACATGGAAAATTCAACACCATTTTCTGATGCACTTAATGTTGCACCTTCAGAAAGAGAACAAACAGAAATTGACATCTTAAGAGAATCTAACAGCAAGTTAAAACTTGAGCTACTAAAACTAAAAGAGAAACTTAAGAAGATTAGAGAAGAGGCAGAATGCAACTAGCAATAAGAAAGTTTATAATCTATCCTATAATGGACAGAATATTTAACTATAAACAGAGACCTAGTAATATACAGCCAATGGAAATAGAATGCACTGCACATCCAGCAACTAATAAAAAGTTACAACGCTTAGATGTAAGAAACATAACTTATGATGATTGGTTAAAATATATTAGATATGAATGCACAAGATAAATATAAGAGAACAATGCGAGAGTTATCCTACGCTTATGTAGGTATAATTCTTGTGTTGGTCTACGCAATTATAACACAGTAAACACAAGGTTGATGATATACCTTTTTTAAATCATCAAAATAATCCATTAAAAATCAATTAAACAATGGCAAATCAATTAAACAGTGGGGCGATAGCATCACTAAAAACAGGACAAACATTATTAACAAAAGTAAGTAAGACAAGCACTAACAAAATTCAAGTTGAGTTTGTGGAGAGAATTAGTAATCCTAATGCATCTGCATCTGGAATGTCTGCAGGTTTCTCAAATGCACTTGGAGCACTAAATTTTGGAGACGACAGATTCTCACAAACTGGTGGAGTACGTTACCACTGGGCTTCAATTGAACCAGAAGCGTTAGAAATTATGCTTGATGTTGAGAACTTAGACTTAGCAACAGGAGATTACACATTTGAAACTGATTCAAATGGCAAGCAAAAAGAGGTTATGCATTTAAATATTATTAACC